TGATCTATAATAGATCTTCAAGTAACACAAATGCAGCTATCGCAGTTTTAGATTTTGGTTCAGTAAAGACATCAACAAACGGTACATTTACAATCGCATTTCCAACCAATGATGCATCAAGTGCTATATTAAGATTATCTTAATATAGGAGGTCATTACCATGGCAGATGCTTGGAATGAGGGCACGTGGGGGCAAGGCTTTTGGGGACAGCAAAGTTCTGTAACAGTAACCCTAACAGGAGTATCCTCAACAACAGCATTAGGCACAGCGTCAGCAACAGCTGATGTTTCTGTACCACCTTCACCTGTTACACTTACATCTGCCTTAGGCACACCTATAGCGGAACCTGAACATGTAATATCGCCTACAGGTGTTTCATTTCAAACTCAATTATCTGGTGCATTAGCTATCGAGGAGGGCGCTGGAGTTGTTTTAGGTAGCTTATCAGTATCTTTTGCAGTCGGTGATGAGTCAGGATCTGGAACAGTAGATGCAGGTTGGGGCAGAGGATCATGGGGATCTTTTGCTTGGAATGAAAATATAGAATTTATAACTAATGTAAGTGGCGTAACAATGGCCACCTCATTAGGAACTACAACGCAAGAAGTAGGAACAGGTGTTATTGTAAGTCCAACAGGATTATCAATGACCTCATCAGCAGGCTCATTAGAAGTTTCTGAAGCTACTGCTTTAATTAATCCAACAGCATTAACTATAGGAGCAGCATTATCAGGTGCTACTGTTTCTGGTGAAGGTAGTGTAGGAGTTGTTGCACCGTCAGATCAACTTGATTTTGCAATAGGAACACCTGTAATAGATATCTTTACGCAGATAGATCCTGTTGGTGTTTCTGCAACAACATCGCTTGGAACTGCCGTGGCAGAGGCAGATGCCTTAGTAACTCTTGGTAGTTTATCTAGCAGCTTTACGTTAGGAACTGAGACAGTAGAGGTTGGAACGGGTGTTATAGTAAGTGTTTCAACAGTAGCTCTAACATTCGCTGAGGGCACAGAAACAGTAACAGGTGGTGCCATAGTAGATATTACTGGATTAAGCATGACTACAGCTTTAGGTGATCCATTTAGTACGCCTTGGGCTAACGTGGTTACAGGTGCAACTAATACCTGGACAGAGGTAAACGCAGCATAAAAAGTGTTGCTTGGGTAACAAAAAAAGATATATTTTAGAAAGGTATAAACATGGCAAGTACATTTACATCAAGATTTAAACTCGAAAAAATGGAAACAGGGGCTAACGCCAATACCTGGGGTACAAGAACTAATAATAATCTAGACGTAGTTGACGCTTTCGGTGGTGGATATATTGCAAAATCCGTTGCTGGTTCAGCTGATGTTACACTCACAACAGGTAATGCAGACTCTACTACAGAATCAGCAAACAAAGTTATTGAACTTACTGGTGCACTTACTGGTGACATTAAAGTATTGGTTCCTGCCGTTGAAAACGAGTATGTGTTTTTTAATAATACATCAGGATCACAAACCCTAACAATTGCTGCTACAGGTCATACATCAAATGGTATAGCCATAGCTCAAGGGGCTTACTCTCATGTTTATTGTGAGGGTTCTGCTAACTTCGGTATAAAGAATTCTGTTGACAAATTAGGAGCAACTACATTTGTAGGCGATGCAACAGCTGGTGGTGGTAATATAATTTTAAGAACCAACGGTGCTGTAACAGCAACCACGTTTGTAGGTAGTGGTTCAAATTTAACAGGCGTTGAACCCTTCCCTTCAGGGACTAAACAAGTTTTCTTTCAGGCTTCCGCACCAACAGGTTGGACTCAAGACACAGCTTCAGGTTTAGCTAACGCAGCTATGCGTGTCGTAGTTGGAAGTGGTGGAGGCACAGGTGGTAGTGATACCTTTCAAACAACATTTGCCTCTTCAAGATCAACAGAGACAAAAGATTTACCAGTCGCAGGTTCAGTATCTCTTTCTGGTACTGTAGGTGGTAAAACATTATCTACACCTGAGATACCATCTCACAATCACCCATTTACTGTTTTAAATGGAACAAATGAAAACGTCCAAGGTAAGGGTGCAACGGGTGGTAACTACTCAGGAACCATATCACCAGTTGTTACTCAATTGGGAAATGCAGGCGGTGGTGGTAGTCACACTCACCCATTTAGTGGTACAGGATCTTTATCAAGTGCATCAGCACCAAGTGCCTCATTTGCAATGCCAAACATGGATTTGAAATTCGCTAACGTAATTATCGCAGCCAAAGATTAATGCCAATATTCGACCCTGACGGGACGTGTCCACTTCTAAAAAAGAAGTGCATTAAACATAAATGTATTTGGTACAATATGCTTCAAGGTAAGAATCCTATGACAGGAGCAGATGTGCATGAATGGGGATGTTCTATTGCATGGATTCCTTTACTTTTAGTCGAAAATTCAAGGTCAATTACAGGCGTGCAGGCAGCTACAGAATCATTTAGAAATGAAATGGTTGACTCCAATAAAGCCATGCAGGGTCTTTTATCTAAAACTGAAACTGCTTCAGATTTAATGCGAAATACCACCACTATATTTAATTTATTAAGTAAGCAACAAAAAGCAGTAAGTGAAGGGGATAAAGGTCTTGAAGACAAAACTATTAGACAATTAAGCAATAATAATATAAAAATTAAGAAGAAGCCTAAAAAGACGGCAACTAAAAAGGTGAAAAAAAATGGCAACAACAATAAATAACACCACAGTCAATACAAGAATGACTATAATTTTTGATGCAGGAGTTAATCCAAACTCTACAAATGATGGTCCCGCTAGTGGCACAGGTAATACCGAGTCTGATGTCTATTTAGATAATTCAGTATTTTATAATCTAAGGTCTCACACAGAAATATCTTCAGATGTTCATGCCTTACAATGGGATGCAAACACTAACACGGGGCATATTGAGTATACTGACAATAGAGATAATGAGTCAGTTTCTTCAGTACCACAATGGGCTACTAATGTTGTTATAAGAGCAGAAGCTCAAAATATTTGGAATACAAGTTATACTTCAAATTATAACTCTCACTCTGACGCAGGCGCAGAAGATGATTCTGCTGCGGTTACTGCAGCTACCACAGCAGCAAATACTGCTCGTGATAATTATCTCACAGGTCATAGCATTACCTTTTAAGTGAAAAATTATATTTTAGAGGCAAGAAAATTTATCAAGCCTAAAGTTTGCGAAAAAATAATATCGTACTTTGAAGAGGATTTTCATGACGCTAAAACAACTGGTCACGGCAATAATAAAACAATTAGAAATTGTTTAGTAACACATCTTCATACTCCTAAAAATTCTTCATTCGGTAAAAAAATTATAACAAATTATTTATACTCGAAAATATTTCAAATAGCAGACATGTATAACGAACAACACGATAATTATACTTGTCAGAAAGTAACTCAATTAGACTTATTAAAATATGAAAAAAACGAACACAAAGTTGGTTATAATTTTCATCACGATCAAGGACATAAGTGTGCAGAAAGATCTTTATCTGTATCTATATGTTTAAGTAACGATTACGAGGGGGGAGAGTTTGTATTTAATTTAGATGGAGAACATATTCAATACCCTCAAAATATTGGTGATGTAATCGCTTTTCCCTCTAATTTTATGTTTCCTCACCAGGTCAATCCAGTTAGTCGAGGAGTCAGGTTTGCAATAGTGAGTTGGTTGATATAATGAAACCTTTATTTATAAAAGAATTTGTGCCTAAACAAATATTTAATATTCTAAATAGTTATTCGATAATTAAATATTCTAATTTAAAAGATATAGAACCATGCTCTCAGTCAAACTCCTTAATTACACAATATGCAGATCCGTTAATGGAAACTTTGATGGACATGAGCACAGGCGTTATAGAGCAAAATGTTGGTAAAAAATTATTTCCAACATACTCTTTTTTTAGAATATATGATAAAGGCTCAGACCTTCCCATACATGTTGACAGACCCTCTTGTGAATATACAGTTGCACTATGCTTAGGTTGTGAGCCAGATGATAAACCTTACAACATATATGTAGGACAAGAAGATAAAAGTTCTGACTACAGATATTACGATCGAGAGAAAAAATTAGTTAATTTAAAAATTAATCATGCTTTTGAAATGTTGCCCAATAACGCTTTGATATTTCAAGGTATGGAAAATCTTCACTGGAGAGAAGAGTGTCATCACGATCATTTTATAACAGTATTTTTACATTATGTAGATCAAGAGGGTAAATACTCTGAGCACAAGTATGATAAAAGAGATCAGTTAGGGTTAGATAAAATAAAGTGAATTTATTGTTAATGATCGGAGGCATAGGAGATAATTGCACTTTTACCTCTGCGATATCAAAATTAAATGAGCCTGTGTGTGTTATGACAGAGTGGCCAGACATATTTAACAATCATCCTAATGTTGCTGCGATATATAAGGGCAGTTTATTTAGACCACTAGCGGGTAACAATGAGAGTTTTTATAAATCTTTTAATAGAATTATTGTGTGTGATTCAATAAATAATGAAAAACATTTAAAGACTAATTCTCATCTATGTGAAATAGCACATGATTTTTTAGAAGTGCCCTATGATAAAAATGAAACAGAGTATTATTTTAGTGAGAGAGAAAAAATTAAAGCAAAAAAGTTTATAGCTAAACATAATAATTTAGTTTTGTTACAATATTCAAGCACCACACATTACCCTGATCATAAGATTGTTAAAAGCATATACCCCACTCAAGGACAACAAATAGTTAATTTTTTAAAAAACGATTTTGATTGCTCTGTCTTAGAGGTAAATGAAAAACCAAATTTATCAGGTACCGTTAATAGTGATTATTCTGCCGATCCTTTAATACCTTATCGAGATATATTGTGTCTGTTACAATATTCTAAATTTTTTATTACTATTGATTCTTGTCTAAATCATTTTTCATCCAATAAATTTAACCAAAAAAAAGGAATAGTTTTTTGGGGGTCAACAAATGTAGATAAGTATGGATATAATCATAATTTTAACTACATTAGTGAATTACCTTATGCTATGTATTTTGACGGAAATAAAATTGAAAAAGCGATATTGGAGCTTATGAAATGATCAAACCAGAAGAACTTAAAGAAAAAAACTTTAAGATATTTTTAGGCATGCCTATGTATGGCGGTATGCTGTCAGAAGCCACTTTACACGGTTTATTAGAATTACAACAATGGACCCAAGCTTTTAATGTAGGTTTACGAATACAAACAATGGGTAATGAGAGTTTAATAACTAGAGCTCGTAACACCATTGTATCAATGATGATGGATCAACAAGACTTTGTTGCGACACATTTATTGTTTATTGACGCTGACATAGGTTTCTCATGGCGAAACATTGAGAGACTGTTGTGTGCTGACAAAGACATAGCTTGCGGAATATATCCTAGAAAACATTTACACTTGGAGAAAGTTGCAAATGTATTAACTAATTTTCCAAATGCTACACCTGATGATATTGAAGCTAAGATACTTGGTTACAATGTAAATTTTGATAATCCTGAGCATCTTAAAGGAGAAAACGGTTTCTTCAAAGTTAATGAAGCTGCTACAGGTATGATGCTTGTAAAGAGAAGTGTATTTAGAACTATGTTCAAAAAATTTCCAGAAAGAAAATATGAGTCTGATCAAATAGTTAATGGGGGCAGCTATAAGTCTGATAATTGTTATGATTTATTCGCGGTTGGACCTTATCAAACACTTGATCAAAAAAGATATTTGTCTGAAGATTACTATTTTTCAAGACTTTGGACCGAAGAGTGTGGTGGAGAGATATGGGCTGAT